ACTTTCAACTATTAGTAAACCTTTTTTCAACTTGTTTCAATCTCTTCTTCCAAATATTTTTTATTATTTCAATTCAACGGAAGAAGAACCTTGATCAAAAATATTATATATTATTTTGCGATATCATATTATGATTATTGTTTGCCCACATTGTCATAGATATGTTGAAATTTTAGAATTAAACTGTTGTATATTTCGTCATGGAATATTTAAAAACGGGAATCAAATACCTCCACATTGTTCTTTGGAAGAATGGTTGAATTTTGTTAAAAATGATATAATTTATGGATGTGGTAAACCTTTTAAAATTGTGAATGAAATTGCTATTGAATGTAGTTTTGATACTTGAAAAATAAATATTTTTAAATATTGCGGAAGAAGAATGGACAAAATGCTTTCAGAATCAGACATTAAGGCAATTTGCGGATCAGTTAGAATCGTGAAATTTCAAGATTTGTCTAATTGTTCTTCCATTGAAGAAATTTTGCCAAAGGCAAGAGATTGTTGTATTATTTTTTTACCAACAGAATCAGAATTCAAAGGTCATTGGACAGCATTGTCCCGATCTGATGATATTTATACTTTTTTTGATAGTTATGGAAAATCTGAGTCGAACGACTTTTTGTATATTTCTCCAAATGTCGTTCAGACTGATTATTTGAAAAAATTATTGACTGGATGCAATGCGGGTTACAATCATGTTGATTTTCAAGGAAAGGAGTCAAACACTTGCGGAAGATGGTCAGCATCCTATATATATTTATTTAAAAAAGGATATGGATTATCTGATTTTCAAAAGATTATGAGACGGTCGAAAAAAAGGTTTGGTTATTCTTCCTACGATGAACTGATTGTTGCTTTTACCTAAATCATCTTTTTTGTATAAAAACATGATTTTTAAGGGGTTTTAGGCAACTTTTGTGAAACTCACAATTTGATTACACGAAGGGATACCTCCTAAAAATATATACTGTTGATATAAATTTACCTGAGTTGTCACTTGAAGTTCAAATACATAAGAAGACGAATTGATCATCCCATCGCCTGCAGTTACGACTAATCCTGCACCATAATTGGTTGACGTTGAAGCATTAGGCGCCCAATTTGTGTCAGATACTCCGTATTCTTGTCTATATATTGTACAATCTCCTCCGGCGTCATCGGTTGTGAAAGTATTTAAAATATAGGCAACATATGTTCCAGGCAGGAGTGAAATTGGCAATTGATAAAGTACGACAGAATCTAATTGCATTGCTTGTTGATACGTGGTTGTTGGAGCAGTTTGTGAAATATTTGATTGACCGCAGCCTGATCTGAATGACATTATACAATATGAAAAGATTATTATTTACTTTATTTTTAGGTTAATCTCGCAAAAGTGACCGTTTGAACTACAGTTGGAGCATTTCCATCGTAATTATACTGCTGAAATAAGTTAATCGTGGTTGGACTTAATAATGTAAATAAATAAGATGACGTATTTATCATTTTATCTCCACTAGGCAATATTAATCCTGCCCCGAAATTATTGTAAGTAACGGGTGCGGGTATGGAGTTTGTATTTGTTAGTCCATAATATTGTAAAAAAACAGTACAATCTTCTCCTGAATTTAACTGAAAATTATTTGAAATAAACGCAACCCAAGTCCCTGCTGAAATATTAATGGGCAATGAGTGTATTATACCGTCTTGGACTTGGACCGTCTGATTATATGTTAATTTTGTTGGTGTTGATACAAGATCGTTCTGCGAAATACCAGATCTATATGACATATAAAGTGATGAAATATTTTATTTTACTTTATTTTTCGTGTTTTCGTGATATGTGGAGTTTCATAGATGCACGACAAATTAACTTATCACAATGTTCGCATTGAATTTTTTCAAGACGATAATCCCGCTCTTTTTGATATTGGTCTTTATTAAGATTTGGATTTTTTGCGAGTTTTGCTTGATAATAGTCTTTATTGTGATTTGGATGTAATTCGAGTTGACGTTGATATTTCCAACAATTTTTCAATTCTTCTTCCGTTCGTCTTGGTTTATTTTTATTACAATTCTCGTTATCATCAAACCATTTACGTTCTCGTGATTCTAATTCTGGTTTTGAACCACATGGGAAATCTTCCAACCAAATAATTTCACAATTTTCAATTCCAAATTTGTCAAAAAGTTCAAAACTTCCCATAACCCACTTTTTGCCATTTTGATATTTCTTATAATTTGCTCGATGACTTACCATCCTTTTACTCAATGTTTGGACGGTTGACCCAAAATAGGGTTTCCAGTTTTCTTCCGTTGTGACATCTCTTTTGGGGACTATCTTATAAATCTTTCCTTTTGAATAGTCTGGCATCTGTTTTTATATGTTATTGTATGTTATCTTTAAGTTGTTTAATTGATACGGAAGAAGATACTATCCTGGGTTGCCGAGATACTTTGAGTTCCTGTAACGGTGAAAATACACTTTTGAAATAATTGAACGGTCGTCTCTTGAGTAAGCAAAAAGGTAAATTGGTTATTATTTTGCACTTGCTGATTGGCAACGAATGTAGGAGTTAGAGATCCGACTAAATTTTCAGAGACCTGGGTCGGCATAAGCGGATCTGAAATTCCTGATATACCAAACGAATAAGACGTCAACCTTATTGTCCCGGTCCCCGACCCTATTGCCAAAATATTATTGACTGTGACACTCCATAAACCTGCTCCAAGCGTAATTGGCACTGAATATGTAGTCGCTGATGTCAAGATATTTGTTTGATTGATACTGTAATATGGAGGTGTACTAACAATATTTTGCTGCGACGTGCCACTTCTCCAACTCATATTCTTCCAAAAGATAAAATTTTTAATTATTTTAAATATACGTTATTTGGAAATTTGGAAGATTATATGTTAATGTATGATCAAAATTAATTGAAGTTTGGCAAGAAAATACTATACTTCCTGAATCGATTGTGATTGTTGCTGGAATGATGCTACCTCCTGTTGTAGAAGTCAATGTTATTGGAATTGAAACTGGTTGAGATGGTTGTGGATTTGCAATTGGGCAAAAAATACAAGTCGTCGTATCTTGACTCGACCCGCCTGTTGGAGTATAATTGATGTTTGACAAAGTCATATAAGCGTGTAAAATATTTCCTGAAATGGAGATGGTCGTGACCCCGTTGATAGATGCCCGTGATAATGTAAAATCACTATTAAGAGTTGAATTGATATTTCCTCCCACTGATGCTTGTGTAAATGATTGTGGCGCAAAAAAAGGGACAGATGAAAGAGTGGGTGTTACTTGTCTCTGAAGAATGGTTGTTCCATTTATTTCAAATTGTGACGCTGTTCCTACTAAATTTAAAATTGCTCCATTTGTGATTGGCGTGATAGTTGCCAAGTTTTTGAGGGGTGTACTGGCAGTAATGTTTTTAAACGCAAAACCACCTGTCCCAGCATTTGAAAAATTTAATAAATCTGTTTCTGAGTTTGTATCCAAATTGTTATTTATTTGAATACCTCGTGTTGCGGAATTTGCTAAAAGATTTGGATTTGTTACTGGCATAGTTGACGAACCAATATTGACCAATTGATTATTACCAAATGTTTGATATCCTGATCCCCAGACATAGCTTTCATCTGGATTAAAAGCGCCCATGACATTTTGAACAGCACTTTGAACAAAATTACACGTAGCAATTTGACTCGTATTATTTCCAAAAGGCGGAGTGATTGAGATTGGAACTCCTGTAAATGCAGGTGAGTTTATGGGAGCAAGACCTGTTAATTGAGATGTAGTTACAAGATTATTCAAGATGTTTACCCCGTTGACTTGGTATTGACCACCATTTCCTACTAAATTCATAATTGGAGCACCTCCATTTGGTCTTAATGTGGTGAAAAGTTTGAGCGGGGAAGAATTGGAAAGATTGTAAAAATTGAATCCACCTACACCTAAATTAGAAAAATTGTAGAAATCTGTTTCATTCACAGATGTTGCCGAATTGTCAATGATTAAACCTGTTGATGTCGACGTGACTGTTCCTACGGGAGGGGACGTTGGTAAGGTTGAAGAACCAATTCCAATTGTTTGATTGTTGCCAAAAATATTATAATTTCCCTGCCAGATATAAGAACCATTTGCATTAAGTGCAACGGACGCATTTGAAATTGCTTGATTTAATTGATATTGACTTATGGCAGCATAAGCACTTGTTGCCGTTTGCTGGGCAGGAGATACGAGTTCAACAATACCTTCTAGTGAAATAGTAATTGCTGGATTGTTATTAAAATCATTGATTTGTTCTAACCCAATAGTTGAATTAACAATGTTACGAACAGACATTATAAAATGTAAAAATATTTTATTTTTTACTATTTTTGAAAAATACACAAATACATTATCTAAACCATTACTATGAAGATTGTTATTCCCTCTTATGCCCGATCTAATCAGATTGTTAAGAAAACCTTAAAAATACTACAAGATGTTAATGCTGATATTTTTGTTTTTGTCGTAGAAGAAGAATACGAATTGTATAAAAACTCTATTGCCAATGAAAAAATTAATATCATAATTGGTGTTAAAGGTTTAGCAAATCAACGTAATTTTATTGCCGACTATTTTGAAGATGACGAATTTCTTATTCATATGGACGACGATATTGAAGAAGTTTATATAAAATCAGAAAGACCTTTACAATCTATTTTAGAAGAATCTTTAAATTATTTGAATACTGGGGAGACGTCCCTTATTGGGTTCCCGCCAGTTTTTAATAAATTTTGGAATAAAACTGAAGGATTCAAAAATGGTTTATATTACATTGTAGGTACGATTTTTGTTTTGAAAAATGATAAATCTATCCGTTTAACAAATTCCATCGGCGAGGATTTTGAACGTTCTGTAAAATATTATGAAAAATATGGCACTGTTTCTCGTAACAATAATTTGATTTTTAAAACAAAATATTATTCAAATGTAGGAGGAATGATGGAAGAAGGGAGAAACCGTGATAAGATTTATGCTGGATTGGTAAAATTATATTACCAGTTTCCACATCTTTTTAAAATAAGGATGAAAAAGATGAAAAAAGAAGAAATCGTAAATCTATCTGTAAAAAAATCCATTGTTCCAGATATTATGATCTTGCCATCTGTTTCTTCTTCCATGTTTACTGATTTATATAAAATGTTTACTGTTTTTGTAAAAAATCCATTGGTTTTAACAACGGGAGAAAAACCGGGAACAGGTTCACGACCTGGATTTAAACGTCATTTTTACAATTGTTTTGGAATGATTCGACCTAGATGCAGAGGGAATGCGTTTCAATTATCTGTTGCCTCTATTAAATTTCCTGAAATATATCAAGAATTATTAAGAATTGGAAATATCGTTTGTCCATTTGAATTTCAAAGCATTCATGTTGTTAAAAATTGTATTTGTCCTCCACACACAGATTCTAAAAATGTCGGAAAATCCACTTTAATAAGTTTTGGAGAGTATGAAGGATGTTTTTTAAATATTAACGGAAGAAATTATGATGCAAAATATACTCCTATTATTTTTGATGGAAGAAATATGATACATTACAATACAGATGATCTTGTCGGAACAAAATTTTCTTTAATTTTTTATTGATTATAATGCATATACGTACATGTAACTTACTATGTATGGAGACCTAAGACCGAGGTAATCCACATTGTTGTTATTGTCATTTGTCCCATTAATGCCTGTAAAAGCAGATTGAACGGCAATATTTAACCCAGTTCCTGGACTATTTGAATTTTTTACTACCTGAGGATTGCCGTTTGTATTAATAGATGATTGATAATCACCTCGTATACCATGACTGTGACCCGGATCTGTAATGGAATGGATATGATTTGGGACTGATGTCGTAGCGTTCTCGCCGCCATAGGTACCAGAATAAGAGGCAGACCCTTGATTCACAATGAAATTAGGCACATTATTTATTGTCAAATTCCCGCAAATCAATCCTCTACCTTCCGTTGCCATGTCAGGAACTCCGAACGTATTTATCCCATCACCTCCCCAGGTTGTTCCAATTGCTGCGAATAATTTTGGAAAATCATTAATTAAAACAAGTTGTCCATTGCAATATATAAATCCGTCATTAATCGTTGGCGAATTTGCCGCAATGGATGAAATAATTTGACCTGTAAAGTAGGCAGAAGTTATCGAGTTTGAAGCAACATAATCCACGAGCATCTCATTATTGACAAATCCATTGGGAGTTGAAATTTTTGATACTGGAGTTGTAGGACAAACATTTAAAAGTCCTTGAAGAGTGATATTACCTTGAAATACGGATTGACCACTAATGTTGATATATGGAGCATACACAGATCCAGTGAAAGTTGCCCCCACCAATCTCGCATAATCGGTCAAAGTATTTGAAACGGATTGTAATGTGGCAACCGTATTTCCTGCCAATGATAATCCACTTGAAAATGCCCCAGAAACAAAATTTGCGACATTTCCTGCCAAATTTCCAGTAAAAGTTGCCCCTGATAATTGGGCATAATTTGTAAGGGCACCTGTTAAATTGGCACTTGTTACAATTGGAGAATTATTAATTTTACCAGATAATGCTGAAATGGCGCCATTGGATCTGATTGTATCTGCCGTCAATGTTCCTGTAATGTTTGGATTCGTGTTTGGAGCATATCCTTGAAGAGTTGCCGAAAGTGAATTTTGAGTTGTAATTGCCGACCCCGAAATGGAACCAGATGTCGATGTAAATCCAGACGCAAAATTAACTAAACTGGAAAAACTCGGAGTTGTTTGTGAAACATAATTGGAAGCAACATAACTCGTTGTAGGGTAAGATGACAAAGTTGTATTTAAACTCGTTTGGGTAATCACATTGGAATTTGCTACTTGTAAAATATCATTTGACGGGACTGTCAATTTACACGAGACTGATCCTGTAGACAAAGTCAATGCCAAAGATGTTAATTTTAACCGATCTGATTGATTATAGCTCAATGATGCTGAACCAGATTGTGATGGATATGATAACGTGATTGGAATCGGGTCATTGATTGAACTTTGAAATGTATTGGAACCTGTAAAAATATTGTCGGCATCTAACAGGGCAGTATTTACGAGCGACTGTTGATTTTGCTGGACGTATTCACAAGTGGCGAGTTGTTGAGTGTTTGTTCCAATTGGCGCAGTTGGTGCTAAGGCAAGTCCTGTTATATTCATCGTATTTGCATTCATATTCCCCGTAGAAGTGAAATTATTTGAAAATATATTTCCACTAGTATAAAGACCATTGAATCCCAGATTAAGACGAGACGAAGAATCGGCATAAAAAGAGGTTGCGTTGCCTGCACTTTTTATGGTTAAACCTTGGGTTGATTGATTTGTTGAGGCCGTTATAGATCCAGTATTACTCAAAGTTATATTTCCCGTAAAAGTTGGATAGGCAGTGTTTGATAAAGTTAGTGTATTTTGTTGAAACGTGGTTGCACCGGAAACTGTGGTTGTTCCATTCAAATTTGTCTGTCCATTCAAAACTGTTTCGCCCACAAATGTGTTGGTTTGAGTAAAATGATTGTCTTGTGTTTCTGATACTGGGTTGTCCACGATTATGGATGTACCATTTATCTGATAATCACATGAAACGCCCTTTAGGTTCATAATCGTCTCATTTGCACGAGTATTCAAAACTGTCATTATTTGTTGTGTCGGTTGTGTATCTGAAATGGTTGTCAAACTCAAACCACCTACTTGATTTCCGGCATAATTGTATAGATCAATTTCTCCTTTTGCATATTGACTGCTTGTTATCAACGTTCCAAATTGGTTTGAATTACAAGTTTGAGATGCTTGTGGAATTGTAATTGGATAGGGCAAATTGTTTCCTATTTGAATGGGTTGGGTAAAGGATTGTCCGAGGGGGGACGTCCACTCATAAGAATTGGTTGGGTCCATGCCTATATTTGTAGCATTGGCTATTTGTGTATTTACATATGTTGTAGAAGCAATGGAATTGGGGATTGATGGATTTGGATTTTCAACGATCACTACTCCTTGATCATTTATAGTTAAAGATTGTTGACCAGTTGGCGAACGTAATTCTGATAATTGAAGCGTCCCGTTTTCAATTGTTCTGACACTCATTATTCTTCCATTATATTTTATTTTTAGTTATTTTAATCATAACAAATAAAAAAGTTGAGACAGGTATAATTGGGTGTATAATTTACGCCTCGAAGATTGCTTATGGTGTCTGTTTGTTGTATGGCCGGTCCATTTGTATTTACAATAATTCCGACCTTTTTTGTGAATGTGGGAAAATTTGCCGTTCCTGATGTGCTGACTTTTAATACATTATTCCCCGGGGCGAACCCAGCTCCTTTTTCTTCCCCGACACCATGTGCATGACCGGGGTCATTTATATCGTGCAAGTGAGGTGGAACAACATCATAAATCATATCTGTTACTTGATATTGAGAGACGTTATTCGAGATAGATCCAAGTTCCCCATTTCCGCTTTGTAAGTTGGAATAACTTATCCCATTAATATCAATGCTTCCTCCTAACAAAAATTTTGACTTTATGTCTGGAACAAAAAATAACACGCCAGTAGATGGCCCGTATGCATCACCAATGACTGCATAGAGACTGGCATATGATGTAATTGCATAAGATTGTCCGTCACAAGGCAAATAATGATCTGGTGGAGTTGCCTGTGGAAGACCAATGATTTCTCCAATATTCCTCGTATTTTTTGCTTGTAAAATGGATAGTTGATTGGATAAGGTTTGAAATTGACTTGCTAATGTATTGATTTCTTCTACATAGATATCCAAATTTGGAAGATTTGCGACTTGTTGATTCACATATTCATAGGAGACGAGTGACTCGGGAATGCTTGAATTCATGATGACAGTTGGGTAGTAAAATGTTTGATTGATATTTGTTTGATCTTTGCCTGATATAAATGCCATTATCATATAAAAATATTTTATTTTTGATTAATTTGTAATGATGTAAAAATTCATGGCTATAAAAGGAGGTGTGATATTTACTCCAGTCAGACCCGATATAGGATCTGTAAATTGGATGCCCGAACCTGTATTTTGAATTTGGATTCCGGTATAGGCAAGATCGGACTGAATCGGATTGATTTGACTTGCTGTTAAAAATTCGGTCGTTTCAATGCCAAAACTAATGCTGCCTACATCTGCCATGAGATGAAGATGCCCGTTATCACCTATGGTATGACTATGCGGCGGAACTACTTGTTGAATTGGATACTGTAATGACCCGGGGATGAGTCCATAAACTGACGCCGAAATGTATTGCGTGTTATTAGCTCCGATTGTACCATTTCCAGAAATCAAATTAGAAGAGGCAACACCGTTTAAATTGCCATTGCCACCAAGTGGGAAATAATTGATAAAATTGGGAATATTGAAATCCAACCCAACCGACCCCCCATACGCATATCCAATGATGGCAAAAAGTTCAGGATAATCGGCAATAAGAAGGGTTGCTCCATTGCATAAAATTGTGTAGGGGGGTGGGACTGATGATGGTGAAATAATTATACCGCCAATAGGTCTTACAATTTCTTCTGAAAGAGTTGAAATTTGAGATTGTATTGATGCTATCTGTCCGTTTAAAATAGCAATGGATCCTTCAATGGCGGCAATATTGGCATTAATTTGAGTGGTTTGGGAATCAACATACCCAACGGATGCTGGCGAACTATTAGTTGTTCCTATCGTATGTGTATTGGAAGAAAAAGTTTGAATAACATTCCTATTATCAATGGCTGAACGATATGACATTGTATTGGGTTTAGATTATTTATTTATTTATTTTAAAATTGATTTAAATTTATGGTGTGAATATATATAAAAGTTTGATGGAAATCAATCCGTATTTGGAGGGGAAAATTTATGAGATTGTAAATGAAAATGGTGATCGATATATCGGGTCTACAATTAGGACGCTGGAAGAAAGGTTAAGTTGTCATATCAATAATTTCAAAAGATATTGTAATGGTAAAAGTAATTATGTATCCTCTTTTGTCCTGATTGAAAAAGGTAGATATGAAATTAGATTATTGGAAAAGTATCCATGTGAAAATAAATTAGAATTACTGAAACAAGAACAGGTCTGGATTGATTCGGGGGAATGTGTAAACAAACATAGAGCATACTTGTCAAAAGAAGATTTGAAAGAAGAAATAAAAAAATGGCGTCTTGAAAACCTAGACAAAATAAAAGAAACATGTAAAAAATATTATCTTGAAAATGCTGACAAAATGAATGAAAAATGTAAAATATATTGTCTTGAAAATGCTGACAAAATTAGAGAAAATAGGAAAATATATTATCAAGAAAATGCTGACAAAATAAATGAAAAAAATAAAAAATATCGTCTTGAAAATGCTGACAAATTGAAAGCAAAATTTGATTGTGAATGTGGTGGTAAATATACATTTCAACGCAAAACAAGACATTTCAAAACAAAACTTCACATTGATTATGAAAAAACATTGTAAAAAAATATTTATCTATACGAATGGTAGACCTGAGTGAAACGTTTTATGCATTATTATTGACGACATTGGGCGGATTTATGCTGACATTGTTGAAATACTGCTATAAATCAAAATGCTCCAGTATTGATTTTTGTTGTATAAAAATTATTCGGAATACCGAGTTGGAAGCAAAAGAAGAATCAAAAAGTCCCGAAAATTCTGAAAAAGTTTGATTTTCTATTCGTGACGAATACCAGATACTGGTAAAAGTCTCGATTAAAAGATTTCTTCCATTAATAAGAGATAGAGACCATAATAACAGTTATCTGTTTTATCCATTGCATTTAAAAACTCTATTATGGTTTGGATGTTCATCTTTTGTATTGTTTGCGTATCTTTTTTAATATTTTTATCTAAATGTTATATAAATGGATTTTGAAAAAGAGATAATTTCCAAATTGAATACAGATTGCCCCATCTTCTTTTACCATTCTGAACGTATTTCATGTCAAATACTTTCTACAAGTATAAATCGGTATTGCAATTTTGATGGAATCATCACAAATAAAAACAAATATCTAGGAATTGTTGAAATCAAAAAATATCACATGGATTATAAAGATTTGTACCATTTTCCGCTTCAACTTTGCAAATTGCATCTACCTAAACAGGGCATACCTTTTTTGTTAATTATAAAATGCCAATGTGGAACGGTCCTGATGTATAGATGGAAAAAATCACATAAATGTGCAATTGGACAATGTGCAGGTTATCGTCATGATAGTGGAGTTGATTCGGATGAACTCTTTTTTTTTATAGAAAAAAATAAATTCAAAATATTAAGAAAAGACAATAATTGGAATCTTCAGAAATTTTATATACCAAACAAGTGCCATAAAAATATCATCGACGAATCAATCATGTTAAAAATTGATAGGATTAGATTTACTTAATATAAAAAGATTTAGAAATTTGACTACTGTATAGTAATAAGAATGCCTCTCCCATACTCACAAAATAAACAACACGTGTATGCATGGCGAAAAGCAAATCCCGAAAAGATGAAGGAAATCTACAAAAATCAAAATTCCAAAACATTGGGCAAAAAAAGATACATGAAAGAGGTCAAGCGTTTATCTAATATTTTAATATGATGTGCAATGTGTACTTTACATTATAGTGTATATTTGAAAATGATTTAAATCTTTATCTTTGTATAATACAAGATGGATGAAATACGTTATGCTATTGATTTAACCGGAGAAACCAGAAAAATTGCAAGTGATAAGTTTGAAACAATTTGCGAAGCAACAAATGTATATGAAATTGTTCCTGAAGATCGTCCCGTCAAATTGTTTGCTGATATTGATATTTACGAAAAAAGTCTTGATACGGAAGATGTAGACGCACTTTTTGAAGGAATGGACCAAATAATTGATATTGCCGTAAATCAAATATCTATTCTTGTAAAGTTGAATACTGGAAATAAAATTGACTTGGATTATATTGTATGTGAATCCAATTCTCGTTCTTACATATGTCATAAATCAAAAAAAGAAAAATGGAAATTATCTCTACATATTATTGTCCAAAATGTCATGGCCACAAAATCACAGCAATCGATCTTTTTTAAAATGATCAACAAAAGTTTAAATAGTCCAGAAAATGAAAGCAACCGAGACTGGCGAGACTATTTTCCTAGCAATGGACAAAACTTTTTTGATACATCTGTGTATAGTGTTCACAAATTTAGATCCGTACATGCATCCAAACCAGGAGAAAATCGTCCATTACGTATTAAAAAGGGTAGTTTTAATGAATCTGTTATCTCTGGATTCTTCAAAAATGCCGTTTTTTTACAAGAAAATGAAATTTTTTGCAAAATGGAAGAAATAATTTATACTCCATCCACAAAATCAAATTCTTCCATTGATATATTTTTAATAGAAAATTATATTGATAATGGATTACTTACACCTTATGCAAGAGAATATGGAGATTGGTTCAAAATTGTTAGCACATTTATTTCTATGTTTGATGAAGAAACTGCTTGGCAAATGGTAGATAAATTTTCCAGACTTTCAGACAATTATGATGAATCGGCCAATCTAAGAGAGTTTTCAAAACTTGTTTCTCGCAAAAAAGAGGGATTTGGAATACAAACTGTAAGACCAATGGCAGAAAAAACCAATAAAAAAATGTACAAACAGATTGAAATTGAAAAAAAAATTTATATAAATAAGTTAAAAGAAGAAGAAAACCAAAAAAAAATGAAGGAAATTAGAGATAAATTAAAATCCAAGGAAATAGTGAATGAAATTATTGAACCAATGGAAGAATCTATACCAAATATTCAATCTGAAATTGATGTCATTTTATACACAAATGTTGCAACAGATTATGATTTGGGTTTTGCATTTTTCAAAATGTTTGAAGGAAAAGTATTGTACAGTCATGAAGACAATTGTTGGTATATTTTTGATAAAAGATGGATTTCTGATAAGTCAGGACTTGTTGTACATAAAAGATTGAGTAATGATTTTTTTGACTTTTTTGAAAATTATACAAATGTCATAATTTCAGAAATGAACAATTTATCGGAAAAAGAGTTGGAAGAAACCGACAATAAAGTTAAAAAATTGATGAAATTGATGGAGAAACTTAAAAAGTCATCTGACAAGAAAAATGTTGTCTTGGAACTAAAAAGTATCGTTTTGGACGAAATATTCAAAACCCAATTAAACAAAATGCCAAATTTTCTTCCATTGATTGGAAATATGTTTGACATGAATACAAATGAAACAATTCCAATGTCCATTGATTACAAATTTGATTTTGAAATGCCCGTCAAATTTGTCGATAAAGATCAAGATGTCATCAACCAATATCTCATGGATTTATTTTCAAATAATTATGACACGATGAAATGTTTTATTAGTATTATTAAAACCATCATCTCTGGAAGAAAGACCAGATATATTTATTTTTGGACTGGATCGGGCAGAAACGGCAAATCATTGTTGTTGAAATTGTTGTCTGTTATTTTTTCAAAATTTGTAGAAGTAATCTCAAAAGATGTGATTTTGATGAAAAAGTCCAATTCTGCCTTGAACACAGAGTTTGAAAAACTTGACAAATACCGATTTGGATATATTACTGAAATTGATGATACAGATGTTTTAAATATTAATAATATCAAAGCCATATCTGGAGGAGATGCAATGGATTTACGAACCATTTGTAAAACCAATACAACCATTTATCCAACAATCAATCTCAATGTTATCACAAATGAATTACCCTCTTTTAAGGAGCAAGAAGCAATTTTGGACAGGATTGTTATTTTCCCGTTTAACAATAAGTTTGAAAACGATCCTTCATTCGAGGAAAAAATGATGACAAAATTAGATTCACTTTTTACTTATATCATGAAAAACGGAGAAATCAACAATTTTTCATTCACCGAGGAAATGTTAATGGCCAAAAAGGAGTATCAAGAAGAAAATTCAACAAATTATTTGGAGGATTATATAGAGGATAAGTGTGATAAATCTGATAAAGTTTCAACATCAGATTTTTACCAATGCTACCAATTTTGGATGAAAGAAATGGGTTATGTGGAAGAAAAAAGAACAATGGTTCACTTTACGAAAAGGATGAAAAAATTGGGGTATGAATGTAAACCAATTCATGGAAAAAGGTGGTTTTCAGGTATATCGTTCAAAAAAGATGTACCACTAAAATAGGACTTTACATTACTTTTTCAAAAGTGTGCCGAAAAAGTAAAAGTGTGCCCGAAGTGTGCCCGAAATTTTCTTACCTTTTTAGATTAGAAAATTATATGCATTCATCTTCATCCTTATACCAGGCACACTTGGCACACTTTATTTTTATTTTAAAGTATACTATAAGAGAGAGTATGAAAATATAAAATATATACATATGTATTTACAATATCAGACAACCAAAATAAAGTGTGCCCGAGTGTGCCCGTTCTGAAAGTGTGCTTTTTTCAAATTTTCAAATCCATTACCAAATATGATGACAAAATTATCAATCATCATATATTTTTTAAGACGATAAATCATTGGGCACACTTTTTTTAAGACGATAAATCATTGGGCACACTTTTTTTAAGACGATAAATCATTGGGCACACTTTTTTTAGACCACTTTGAAATTCACAATTTAAGAATTTGAAAAAAGATTTAGAAACAGGTTGACTATACATTATATAATGTCAATTAGAGAAAGACTATCGCAAAAATTAGCAGAAGTAAATGCAAAGGATTCTTCATGGGTTGAGATTGATATCCCGTATGGAATCAAGGATATTTGTAAGAAAAAGGCAAAACTCCAATTTAACAAGGAGCGAGGATGGTTATGTCGAGCCTATGAAAAACATCTTTTTGAAAAGATATATGATGATGCAACAGGATTGACAACCGAGCAGAAAAAGGTTTATTATGATTTGAAGGCAACTTTTGACAAAGATCGAGACCAGTTCTTCTTCCTTCAATTTCAACTGGATGAATGATAGTGTAAAGTAATTTAAAGATAACTTAACAAGAAGTAGTAAGAGATGTATATTCGGGTTCCTTCTTCCAATGTGGAGTATATTTGTGAGTTGAAAAAGCAGGGTTTTTATGAGGTGGAAATGAGTCTGATTAAGATTTTTAGGAATAATCATGCCAAGAAAAAATTATTAAAGTGTATTGTGTTGACAAATATGCCGAGAATTTTACCAAAATATATCATTAATGCGGCAAATTTTCAGAAAAATAATAATATAGGAATTCATGGAGAAGACCCAAAGTTACTATCAACTGCACAAGGCTGAACGTTCGGCATATGCAAAACAGTATTATAAAAACAAAAAACAATCTAAAATTTTAGATGGTATTTCAAAAAAACCGAAGAAATATTATAAAACCTGGAAATCCAATCAGTCACAAATTGCCGACTATAAGCAATATCTGGTTGAAAATGACATTAAACAAGTGACAATAAATTTTTCAATTTGATATGTGTTTATCTGTGTTTATCTGTGTTTATCTGTGTTTTATATGTTTTTCAATTTGAATAATCTTTCATATTTGCTAACTGTTTTTTCATTTCCAATTGTTACTCGTTTTTTACATTCCCAAACACATTCCCACTCGAAAGGAGCATCATAACTGGACACATATACATCATTATTCCCAGACCATTTTTTCATAACATTCCAAAAAAGTTCATGGTCAATTTTGACACCATATTCAGTTGTATTTTCATAGGGTATGTCACAATAAATGGTCATACCTAGTGGCGTGAACTCGTCATAATTTTTATTACAAAAAAAGATGGGTTTTGTTTTTAAATCCGAATACAGTTTTTCACATGATTTTGTTGCCTCTTTAAGGTAATCTCTTTTATTTGAATACTTTTTGGAGAATCCGCCAAACCATTTTCCCCCATAACTTAGAAAAAATCCGACGAAACCTCTTAGCGGACTCGAGGGTGCACTTTTTAGAGTTTTATATTCTTCTTCCGAGACTGACTCTGGGTAGATGAATGTACCGGCATACAGTTTTTTCAAAAACAATATCAGATCAGGGTGGATATCGTTGAATATGTAATCTTCATAGTGGTTATGTCTGCCGACACCCAATGCCCCGCAGAAGGGTTCAAAATAAGTCTTGTATTGAGTATCATTTTTGATGTAATCAGAAATCTGTTTTCCAATTAGTTGCTTACCTCCTAGATATTTCATTTAGATATATTTTAAAGATGTATTTAAATAATTTAAAATACTTTTACTTTCATAATGTATGGAGAGATTGCAAAAACTTGTAAATTGTTACAGAGATACCAACAACTTGCTACTAAATTTGATACACGATAAACAGATAAAAATTGATACATTGATGGCGGATATTACTAGATTGAATGCACTGGTTGACCGGTTATATCTTTGTCTAGAAGTACAGGTAACGGAAGATTTGCAAGAGTGATTACTCGAACTCTTTGCACACTAGGCGATTTAATATTATCCAACGGCCGAATTCTTGAAGATGAAATTGTTTTTTGACTGTATTCATTTTCATTGCTTTTACGAAAAAATCCGTCCTGACATCATCAATGGTGTCATGACTTTTTGTCATAACATTTTCTTCCAACTTTTTATTTTTTATTTTTTCTTCTTCCAACTTTGTTGTTAAATCTGTCAAAATTCTTGTCAAATTTTCAATTGTTACTTTATCAATATGACTTGTTCTTGTCAAATGCTTACTCCAATCTGTTTTCAAATTTGTAGAATAGTCACAACATTCACAGTGAAACATCGTCTCCCTTTTTATACTATGACAAAAAGTCTTTAAACCTTTTTGCGTCTCATGACTTTTTGTCATATCAAATTCTTTTAAGAGCATCTCATATATCTCCATTCCAAAGCAAGATCCAACTCAAGTATCCATTCAATTTATCAATATCTTTTTCATGTCTGATTTTGTATAATCTTCTCCGTTCTTCTGCTACATCTTTCCCGTAAGATTTCAAATGGATATAATAATCAGAGTAAGCAAGTGCACCAATGCTTGCAATCTTCTTCCCATCTAGATAAACATCTATTTTTTTTCCTTTTCTAGTAGATGGGAAAATTTCAACTCCCAGTTTTTTTGCTTGTTTGAAAGTCAATGGATCAATCTGATACATATTTTTATAAAAATATTTTAAAAAATAATCTTTTGAAATATGTATGGAAGAATCTCCGTATGAGCACATTAAACACGGGACTTTTACACGTCAATTTAAAACACGTCCCCCCCATCTTCACCATTTGGATACACTTCATAAATATGCTTCCTACATAGTCCGTCAACCCCAACATTTCCATCCAATAACTCGTAAACGGGCACTCTTTTATTTAAATCTAATCGAGCATCATGGTCCACCAGGTAGTTATCATGGCGGAACATTGTCTGTGCATGATTTCAAGGAATTTATCGAGAACAGTTATTTGCATAAATCATTCCAAGTTGATGGATTTGTTCTAGACAAAGATTTATCAATGGAAGAAGTACAAGTTTATTTTAATGATTCTGAAAAAAGATTGGTTATTGTATTTAGAGGAACAAGTGGAATTGCAGATTGGGTCAATAATGCGTCCTACATAGTTGGTCGATATAAACATACAAATCGTTTTAAAACGGCAGAACGTATTTTTCACGAGGCATTGGCAAAATATCCATCCTATACGGTCACACTTGTCGGGCATTCTCAAGGAGCAATTCCCGAGAAAATCTTGAACGACCGGGTTCATGAAAAACTTTACCTTAATCCAGCATGGACATCTGAACATCAAACAAGTAAAGATTACATTGTGAAATCGTCATTGGATCCCGTGTCATTATTAGTAAGACCCAACAAAAACAATGTCGTCATTCCGGCAAAAACACATAACCCCATTCACGAACATTCCACGAAAATTCTTGACATTCTTCCACAAGACAAATTAATCGGAGGAGAATTGACTGCCGATTATCCAATTGAAAAAATTGTGAATTGTAAATATAAGATGGCTGAACTGAAAAAGGAGATTCGGTCCATTTTGGAAAGTCAACGGTATTCAAAACAAGAAATATCTGGATTTTTCAAAGGCAAAAAAAAACACGATTTGGTAATGTTTGCTATTAAATATCTAGAGGAAGAAGACCCGGGATTTGGAGTTTTGCTTTAATCATATTCAAACCTATTTCAATATGATTTTAAAAGTTTTTTAGCGTATATATTTCTTTTTCTGCTAGGATACACATAGGATATGATTTGACTATACATATTGCCCTAGTATCAATAGTGTCGAGTCGTTCTTGTTGTTTTCTATTTAACCCTAGATAATTATCAATCAAATATTTTCGGGTTCTACCGCCGAGGGATTGCGGGAAAAAGACGATGGCATGCGCCTCATTTAATATGCCCTTTGTTGAAATTCCTCCACAGGCAATATGACTTAGATACACCACGCTCGTTTTAGTATGTCTTCCTGTATTTAACAGTTTTGTCAAAATATCGTTTACTTTTAGTTTTAAAGGTTTATCTGAAATGCAATCACAATCATCAAAAATTACTAAAGATTCTTTAAAATCATCTGCCTCGAGTTCTGCATTAATAAAATCTTCTTTCAGATTTATTCTTCTTGCTGTTTTTATCCTATCAATGGAAGAATCGCTATCTACATACGATAAAATATAAATGGGCCTTTTTGGAAACATTTTATGGTATTCCAATGCATAAGAAGCAGTGTAATAAGATTTACCTGATCCAGATGCTCCAAGAACATATAATATTGTTCGTTCTTTATCTTTATTGGGTAGATATTGAAATTTTCCATCAGTTTTTAATTCTGGATAATTGTTTGTCGAATTGGGTTTTTCGTCTAGATAAACCACTTTGTCTTTTTTTCCATCAACTTTAATAGCACATATGGGTATACCGTCATTCTCAAGATTAAAGCTCATTATTCTTATAGCCAAATATATTTATTTTTTTATTTTTTAATCACTTTCTTTCTGCTTTTTTATCTTTGACTTGACTCGGGAAGAAAACTTTTCCATCTTATTTTTCATGGATCCTGCCTCGAGGATCTCCAAATCTTCTTCCGATTTTTGTTTCATATTTCCCTTAATCATTTGAATCAATTTTTTAGATTCGTGTTTTTGATCATTTTCATAGTTGTATCCCTGTTTCAACTTTTTCAAAAGTTCTGGCATTATATACCTTGTTGATATTTTTATTTTGATTATTTTTATCCAATTAGATTTTTATTTACATACCCAGTTTACTGAACCACCAACAGATACATAGGTAAATGCTCTCCAACCATATTTAGGTATAAATGTTTGTGAACCAAAATCATAAGAATTATAAGTAGCATTTGGAGAGAGTAAGGCTCCACTAGTAGTTACTAATATTTGACCAGCAAGTGCATTTATATTGACAACTACAATCGTTTGACCAATTATACTTGAAGAAATACCTAGAGCTATTTGTGAAGCTGTACTCCCGGTATACTGTAAATAAACTGTCATTGCCGTTTGGGCAGGTAATGTATAATTCGTGCCACTAAATGTTAATTGTGCGGGTATCAATAATCCAGTAACAGTTGCGCCAGTTAAAGTCAATGTTTGTCCAGAAGGAACAGTTAAACCGCCACTTGCTGTAATTAATCCATTACTTGTCAATCCACTACTAAAAGTTTGTAATGCCGTAAAAGTATTTGCCACAGATTTTGATGCGTAAGCAGATAAACTACTTGTCAAGGCATATGGCGATAAGCTTGATGTAGTTGCATAAGAAGATAACGTAGTTGTCAATGAAGATGACGTCACATAATTTGACAAACTACTAGCAAGGGCATATACAGATAAGCTTGATGTAGTTGCGTAAGATAATAATGTACTTGAAAGAGATGTGTTTGTTACATAGGCGGTTAAATCGGCAGGAGTACCCGATGGTCCTGTAGCTCCAGTTGATCCGGGAATACCTTGGATACCAGCAGAACCAGCAGGACCAGTTGATCCGGGAATACCTTGGATACCAGCAGAACCAGCAGGACCAGTTGATCCGGGAATACCTTGGATACCAGCAGAACCAGTTGCTCCAATACTTCCACTTGTGATATTGACCCATTCTCCAGTCGAGTTATAAAACTGGATATTATTACTTGAATCCATATACAATTGTCCGGGCAAAGGAGTAGATGGCATTGCTCCCTGTTGTAATTTTAAATATTTGGTCATAATCGTATCACTTGTCAAATCATTTATGGTGGAAACTTTACTTGCCAATCTACCAGACAAATATTCGGCATAAATAAATTTCAACTTATTCGTGGCTGAACCAATATCATAAGTATTTGACGCATCTGGAATGATATCACTCGACAAGATCCCAGAAAATGATTCAGATAATCCTGTAGGTCCAACTTGACCTTGAAGACCTGTAGGTCCAATTTCACCCTGAATACCTTGAATCCCTGGCAATCCATCAACGCCTGGTAATCCAGCAGTCAAATCTTTCATTGTAGCAATCTTTATCCATTCATTGTCTCCATAATTGTCAATGGGCTGATACAAATAAAGTCCTCCGTCATTTGAATTTAAGAACATGTACCCTGGAGTTAATGAAGAACTAACAATACTACTATTTACATTACTGGAAGAATTTGTCGGAAACGTCGATTGCGGATAAAGACACAAAACATTTGTTGTAGTCAACCCGCCTACTTGAAGATGAGTATTACAAAAGATGGATCCAGCATTTTTGACAGATTTACAATAAATTTGATCCATGTTGAAGGCAGAAGACCCTAGACTAAAAGATTGATTTATTGATGGGATTAATGATTGAGTCAATGAGCCTGAAAACGAGCCGGTAGATCCGGTAGGTCCTATTAATCCATCAACTCCATCCCTCCCAGCAGAACCAGTTGCCCCAGTAGGTCCCTGGATCCCATCAACTCCATCCCTCCCATCCCTCCCATCAACTCCATCCCTCCCAGCAGAACCAGTTGCCCCATCCCTCCCAGCAGAACCAGTTNCCCCAGTAGGTCCCTGGATCCCATCAACTCCATCAACTCCATTAATTCCAGCAGGACCGCTCATAACGCTTGCACTCAATTGATCTAATGTAGCATAATTTGTCAAATGAGTAATTTGTGCCATTTCAGTCCAACCACCAACTCCAGATGAATCGATATCATATTTGTATAAACCTTTATCAACTCCGCTATAATACATATGACCGGGATTAAGATTTGTAATTGGAACTTGATTTTGCGGAAAAAGGTATAATTGTTGAGTTGTTAAATTTGTTGTAGATAAATCAGTAGTCGAAATATTATTCGAATTATTGATATATTTTGTGTATATATTTTTTACATTTTTGGAAGAAGAGCCAATATCATAAGCATTATTGGTATCTGGAATGATATTTTGAGTAAGTATTCCAGAAAAAGATCCAGTTATACCTTGTATCCCCTGAGGTCCAATCTGACCCGTGGGTCCAGTTACACCTTGTATCCCCTCAGGTCCAATCTGACCCGTGGGTCCAGTTACACCTTGTATCCCCTCAGGTCCAATCTCACCCGTATGTCCAGTCACGCCCTGAATCCCCTGAGGACCAATCTCACCCGTATGTCCAGTCACGCCCTGAATCCCCTGAGGACCAATCTCACCCGTAGGTCCAGTCACACCAATATTTATCCCATTTTGTCCTAAAACCCTAGCAGCAGTTGTTTGAATTGTTCCGTCCGCAAAAGTAAGCGATTCTAAGTTTTTGAAATTTGTAGCGTCGTCTAGGAAGAATTCCCGTGGTTTACCCTCGAATCGGATTTTTTTCAAAGTCAATGTATTATTACTTCGATGTGACATATAAATATAACAAAGATTATATTTTGTAATATTTTTATAAAGTTAAAAAAGATTGATGTTTTATCGTTTTCTCGTGTCGGGTTTTACCACTTAACCAACAAGTTGAACCACATTCACACGTATAAGTAGATGACATTTGTTCTTTTATATGTTGCTTATTTTCGGGTTTTGATAAATATTCTGCTCGATACTCTTTTTCTTGTTCCTTGATTTCAGGTCTAGACCGGTATTCTGTTTTTTGCACTTTTTTATCTTCTTCCGAACTATACGCACGATATGTATTCAAAGTAGCGTTCAATTCAACTCTCCAATGTTCTTCCCGAATATGTTGTTGAGTTGAATTTTCACATGAATATTCTTCAATAGGAATCATATCCCAATTACTCCATCCGCCATTTGCTCGAATAGTTGTATAAATTAAAGTTTCATAATTTTTAGATTTTGTTTTATGTTTATTCTTCCGTTTCACTAAATTTGTGGTAGAACCCACATAAAAGTCAAAAATCGTCGAATCTTTGCAGACGATTTTATAGATGATTGTTTTGGAATAATCGGTTTTAGTTCTTCCCATCCTATCTTATCCTATTATATCTTATTGTCTTTAAGTCTTTTTCAAGCAAGATTATGTTCCTTGACATATTTGCTAGCAGCACCTAACTTAAGATTATGTTCTTTCATAACTTTTTTAACAATTTCTGCTCTTGCTTTCATTTTATCACTCAACACTCTCTTTTTCTTGCCACCTTTCTCCTCAGCCTTTATTTCCCCCTTTTCGAAACTTTCTTCTTTATTTACTCTTTCTTTTTCTTCTTCCAAATTTTTAAGAACTGCTTTGGATTTTCTTACTCTTTTTACCGTTGGTTTTAGCAATTGTTCAATAACAACTGGAGGTTCAGGCACTTTCTCGATTAATGCCTTTGCCTTATTTTTAGATCCAGAAGGACGACCACGTTTCTTCTTTTCACCACCAATTAATGCTCCTTTAACGGCGTCTTTTACGAGTTCCTTACCAACTGGTACAACAATATCGTTGAATATCTCTTTGCCAACATGCCCAATTACTTTTGCGGCAGGTTTTACATAATCATTATAAATTCCGCCACCCGATATCATTTCCATAAGTTGTTTTTTAGAAAGTTTTTTCAAATGAGGATGATGTTTATTTGCTGGATGAATTCCTTTTGGGTGAGCAGAAGGGTGTGGATGGTGAATTTTTCCAGCATCCATTTCATGGCATTCACCTCCTTCTCCTTCACTGGAAGAATATTCTTCCTCAGAAGATTCGTCGTCGCTATCACTCTCCAATCCAGCACCTAAAGGAATTTTGGAATACATTTCAGATCCGCCTTTCAAATCTTTTGTTTCAGAAGAAACTGCTCGATTATTAAATTGTAAAAAGTTTGAAAAATGATCAGTGCTTCCAACTACTAAGGGATCTTCATAATAAGTTTGCGATGGTTGTTGACTAAAAGGATGTGCTCCATCGGATTTACGATTTCTAAATCTTTTGCCTTGTTGTGAAACAAATTGTGAATGTCTATATTGAGGAGTATCGTGAATAAAATTCTTTTTGGATTCATTGATTTCGTCAATCATGTGGTAGGACATATAAGATTGTGCCATTATATTTTATAAATAATATTAAAATAATAATTATTTTTATATTTTCCTTAATTATCATGGATGAACCCGATGTTTTGTATTTTGACACAATTACATGCAATCTTGCGAGTCCTTCTGCAGGTGAAATCCCATTAACTGCCTACAATCAATCAAGAACTATTCCTTATTTAACAAATCCTTCAGATTATTATGGGGCAGTTGTATCTCTTTCTGTGAATGATAGTTCAATCCCTGTAATAACTCCTGACATTGTTCCTTATCAATCTGATCCAAATTTAACAATTTATAATGTAATTTTAACATACGGTGGTTCAATCGCAACAAGTCCTATAATTTTTCAAACTCAAAATCTGAATGCCGAAGTTCCACTTGGTCCATCGGGATATCCAGCAGGTGTCCCCAATTACTCTACGGGATATTATAATATTTATAATTATAATTTTTTCATGGGTTTAGTAAATACGGCATTTGCAACTTGTTATACGGCATTAAAAGTTTTACAACCTACTCTTCCTGCCAATGGGCAACCGGTAATCACATTTGATTCAGTCACATCTTTTTTTACCATTAAAGGTGCAAACTCTCTCTACAATGAGGATACAGCAGTGAGTCCAATTTTAATTTATATGAATGGTCCACTTTATCATTTATTTGGATTCACCAATTTATATACAACTGTAAATGGTTTGTCTGAAAATCAAATATTGATGAATGCCAATACAGCCTTTGTAGATTTGACAAACGACTCGATATTTGCCACTCAGCAAAACAATTCAATATCCCTTTGGAACAATATAACTGATATAGTTGTTACTTCTACATATATGCCATCAACACAAGTATTGATTGGAAATCCGCAAATTGTTTACCAAGGACAATCATATCCCATTTCTACAAATAATAGTTTGACTAGACAAATTCTACTGGATTTTCCATATCGTCCCGATTTATATAAGGTTCCGATCGTTTATACACCAACTGCTCAATATCAGGTTTTTGACATGAATTCTTCCGATGCATTGTATAATTTAGATTGGCAAATGTGGTATCGTGCTCGAACTGGATTACTTTATCCTTTATATTTGAATTCAGGAACAAGTTGTAGTTTAAAATTGGGATTTTTCAAAAAGTCGGCATTTAAACATTTGAAAGGGTTAAGATAAATATTGATTTAGATTTATCACGACATATATAGTAAGAATGGAAGAATTTGTCCCTATAATTGGGTATGAAGGTTTATACGAAATATCAAATATGGGAAATGTCAAATCTTTCAAAAAGTCCAAAAAGGGGGTTTTGTTGGAATTATGTAATGATAAAGATAAATATTTAGTTGTAGGTCTATCCAAGGACAAAAAAGTTAAAATAGGCAAAATCCATCGATTAATTGCTCAACACTTTATTCCAAATCCTGACAATAAACCATGTGTAGATCATAAGAATCAAATTAAAGATGATAATCGGATCGAGAATTTGAGATGGTGTAATCGTTCTGAAAATACTCGTAATGTTAATAAAGGTCAAAATTTTTCATCCAATTTCAAAGGAGTACATTTTAACAATAAAATGAAAAAATGGGTTGCCCAACTTTACAATAATAACAAACGTATATTTTTAGGAAGTTTCAAAGTGGAAGAAGAAGCAGCTTGCGCCTATGACAAATATATCAAGGAACATTTTCACGAATTTGGGATTTTGAACTTTCCAGATGAATTCTAGAAAATAATCCAAATTTTTATGTTTTCTTAATTTATAATGTCGGACGTTCATACCATAACAGTAACTGACGAACGAATTGCTGATTTAACCCCAAATATTGCCTATGGAGTATATAACGGTAAAAACTAATGTTTTAGTGTGTGCCGTTGTCGATTCAAAAGATCGGCAAGTCTCTTTGGAGGCAACACGTCCAAATTGCGGGAAACTCCTGAAGGTATAAGATACTAAATGATGGTTGAAAGATTATCATGGCCATTGCTAATCACAATGGGTATAGTAAAAATTCTTATATTATAGGACAATCCGCAGCCAGTCTTCTAAGTCCGTTATGCAAGGATAGGAAGGCGGTTCAACGACTAAATGCTCGTGGGGTTGAATAGTCTAGCAAACTATGATGATACCTTAAGATATAGTCTAATCCCATCCGAGAGGATGCTATCCCCTTTTAAAAAGGATAGATACAATGATGTTTGGAAGAAATACCAAACGGAGTATGGTACGCTGGGCACAGCAGTCGACATACCAAGCCTTCCCTTTTAACTCTGCCTCAAATTCTTCCTTGACATGTAATATTCAAATCCCATCAGAATCAATTTGTTCTGATGCTCGTGTTCTACTTCAATCTGATTTAAATTTAACAATAAATATTGCCAATGTACCAAATGCGATGTCGGCATTTCAGTATGGTATCAGTGATGCTTTAAACTCATATCCTCTCCAAAGTTTGATGACAACTTCTTCGCTTACAGTCAATAACGCCACGAGTTCTACCAACTATAAGGATATTCTTCCATTTGTGAAACTTTTAGAAGATCAAAACAGACTAGACAAGATGAACTCGACTTCTCCTGATATGGTTAACGAAACATGGGGAAATTATGCTGATGCTATTTTGTCAAACTCAAATCCTATGGGAAATATGAATGACATGGCATATGATAATGCGAGAGTACCAAATGGATCTTTTCCAGCAACTATTGTTGTAAATAGATATGTATCTGGAATTTTTGCCGATAATAGTTTAATTTCTACTGGTTCCAACAACACTTGGATCATATACCTAACTTTTAAGGCATTGACGGAACCATTTTTGGCGCTTTCTCCATTTATCAACAATGACTTTAACCGTGCTGGTCTTATTGGTCTTAACAATATTGCTATGACTCTTAATATCGACAGTGCTTGTTCGAAGGTCTGGACGACTGGAAATGGAGTTGTTGTTAATGGTGGTGGAACTGGATGGTCATCATACATTACCTCCATTCAATTAGGAAATCCATCATCCAATAATCTTGGTTTCACTAACTCCAAACTTCTATTCAATTTCTTGACTCTATCTGATTTACAGTACTCGCAGGTTTCCACCAAATCTGTTACCAACTATACCTCGTATGATAGATACATTAGTCCCTCTTCAAACGCCCCGCTCATGACTGCCAATACTGGTGGTTATTCAGTGACATTCCAGAACATCCAATTGTCACAAGTTCCTTCCCTAATGTGTTTTGCCCTCCGTGTACCAATCACTGATCAGAACTGGGCATATACTGATGGTTTTCTAAGTGTTGCGGGCGTCTCTATTACATTCAACAACCAGTCTGGTCTTCTAGCAAGTGCCAATGTTTCAAATTTGTATAATATTTCTAAATCAAACGGTTCAAATCAATCATTTTACTCTTTCAGAGGAACCGCAAACGCTGTGCAGACAAATGCCGTGACAATCCCTACTCTTGGATCAATGATTTGTATTAACCCAGCAAAAGATTTGAGTCTAAATGGTCTTCTTTCCAATGGAAGTATTGGTCAGTTTAATATCCAAATTACTCTAACTGGTGTTACCAATCAAATGCCGTTCGCAGTAAGACCTGAAGGAATTTTGATGGTTCTCAACTCCGGATTTGCTGTGACACAATTAGGGAACACCCAATTAATGACTGCTGTCCTATCACGTGAGAGTGTTTTGGAGGCAAAGTCTGATCATTCTGTCAATGTTGTGGACGAGCAACTTTTTCAAAGAACTGTGGGAGGACGTCTTCAACCTGGTATGGTAGGCAAATACATGAAGCATTCAAAGTCTCACCACATGCCCAGCGAAGCAGTTGAAAAACGTGAAAAAGGTGGTAAACATGTTGGCAAAAGCAAACTACATATGTTGCTTAGATAAATAAACAAAATAAAATACAATTCGGCACAATAAAGTATAATAAATGACCGATTATTCCAAAGGTATATTTCTAATCGTGTCATTTACAAGTAACTTGTATTCGACCCGAACAAAAATCTAATCGTGTCATTCCCAACATTGTTGGGGTTGACCCGAATAAAAATCTAATCGTGTCGTTCCCGGGATTGACGTGGTCGACCCGAATAAAAATGATGAAAAGTATTTGAAAATCTTAATATGTAAATCTTTATTTACAGGTTTTTTACACATTTTTCATCATTTAATATTTTTCAAAATGTTCTTCAAATTTTGAATCAAATTCTCCGTCAACCCAGTCTCTGTCCATCATTCCCCCTTTGATTATTTCAAAGTGTTTCAAATGTCGATTGGTGATAGTTTCGCCATTTTTTACAACTTTTAACAATTCTGGTAGAGTCATTGAACCAATTGCCAGTATATCTTCGTCGGGATCATCTTCTTCAAAAGCAAGACTATTAAAATAGTAAATTGCTTTGCCAATAATGGCAAGAATATCATCTCTATTTTCTTGAACAAATTTGACGGTTTCTTTTAAGTACAATGCTTGTGACATATCTAACTTTCCTTCTTATATACATATATCTAAATATCTTTAAGTCATTTCAGGTATAATTATGTCACATATCATGTAGCATGGACTTAAAGAGGTCAATCCATTTTTGCATATATATTTACTAACATATTCACTGATGTGCCCATATTTTTTGCCGTTTCTCGCAATTCTTCTGATGTATCTCTGAATTTAGAGGTAATAAAGATGTTACGAAGCATACAGATTCCAACCTTTTTTCCAAATATTCTATTCAAGATATACTGAATTTCGGTTGGACTTTTTAATTCAATCCCATCATAATCAGTCAATAAAAAGTATGGATCTTTTTGTTTTCGAAGTGGATGAAATTTTTTGCAAAATAACCCAAGTAAGTTATACAAATTATCTGAAATGGGAATTTTTTGTGTGTGATATGTACTTGATGTTTTGTATTCATTAAAAACAAATTCTTTGGAAGAAAGATCTAAATAGTTGAAATTGGTGTCAATACTTTTTGGCATTTTCTTGACAACTTTCATGAGAGAGTAGTCTTTGTTTCTTCGTGGATCTTGTAAAACATACAATGATAAAAGCAAAAAATCAGATAACAATTTGAATTCTTTTTCGTTCAATTTCTTCTCTTTGAAGATAGGTAATACTTTTTCTTCCAACTGTTTGTAAATAGATAAGATTTCATCTTGAGTCATCCAATTATCTTTTTGATCATCGGTTTTTAAAACATTTACTTTTGAAGCATTGTTCATTTTTGTGATAATATCATTATAGATTTTGTATGCATCTACTAAATCAGACATTTGCTTAATAGTAGCAACAATGGCAATTAAATACGTCCTTTTTGTGTTAAAACTATATTTTTCTAACTTTTGTAAGATTGTTTCAGTATCTTTTAAAAAATCATAATCAACAATTTCCTGATTCCCATTAAGTCGTCTGACATTCTGGGCATAAAGTTTTAGACTGGATTCTTTGGCAACTCTCTTCATTTCTTCCATGATATTATATCTATTAGATATTTTTTAAGTTATTTTTTTTTAGATATGTGGGCAAACAATAATCATAATATGATATCGCAAAATAATTAATATTTTTTGATCAAGGTTCTTCTTCCGTTGAATTGAAATAATAAAAAATATTTGGAAGAAGAGATTGAAACAAGTTGAAAAAAGGTTTACTAATAGTTGAAAGT